GATGAACTTGAAAAAAACAAGGATTCCATGAACGAACTTGAGGGGATCGGAAAAAATTTATAAAGCACGTTCCAAATTCCAGTTTACAAAACTGAATATCGATTATTGAGCATCGGCTAACACCCGGTGCTCTTTTCATGCTCGGAGAAATCCGGGCTATTTTTATGCCATTTTCAGGAGGTGACGCAATTTGGCAAGCAGAATCAAGGGCATTACCGTTGAGATCGGCGGCGATACCACAGGACTGGACAAGGCGCTGAAAAGCGTCAACTCGTCCATCAAGACCACCCAGTCCGGTCTGAAGGATGTATCCAAGCTGCTGAAGCTGGACCCCACCAATACGGAACTGCTGACCCAGAAGCAGAAGCTACTGAAGGACGCCATCGGCTCCACAAAAGAAAAGCTGGATGCGCTGAAGCTGGCCCAGGAGCAGGCCAAAGCACAGCTGGAAAGCGGCGACCTGGGGCAGGACAAGTATGATGCCCTCCAGCGGGAAATCATCGAAACCGAGCAGGAACTGAAACGCCTGCAGGAGCAGGCTATTGAGTCCAATGCCGCACTTGCCAAAATCGAGGAGGTAGGCGACAAGCTGCAAACCGCCGGGGATAAGATTTCCGGTGCCGGTCAGAAGCTGCTCCCGGTGACTGCCGCTGTGGCAGGGCTTGGTACGGCGGCGATCAAGACCACAGCGGACTTTGACACCTCCATGAGCCAGGTGCAGGCCACCATGGGCATCACCAAGGACGCGATGTCCGAACTGAACGGCGAGTCTGTCAATACGGTGGAAGCACTCCGGGATCTTGCCAAGCAGATGGGTTCGGAAACGGCCTTCTCCGCCAGCGAATGCGCGGATGCCATGAACTACTTGGCGCTGGCTGGTTACGATACTCAGGAAATCTATGATACGCTGCCCACCGTGCTGAACCTGGCGGCGGCTGGCGGCATCGACCTGGCTTCGGCTTCGGATATGGTGACGGATGCCATGTCGGCTCTGGGCATGGAAACCAGCGAAGCGGACACCATGGTGGATCAGATGTCCAAGACGGCATCCACCACCAATACCTCGGTTGCCCAGCTGGGGGAAGCCATCCTGACCATCGGCGCAACCGCCAAGACGGTCAAGGGCGGCACAGCGGAACTGAATACCGCTCTGGGCATCCTGGCCAACAACGGCATCAAGGGCGCGGAGGGCGGCACCCATCTGCGAAACGTAATTCTGGCTCTGCAAAGCCCCACGGACAAAGCCGCCGCCTGCATGGAGAGCCTGGGTGTGGAGGTCTACGACTCCGAAGGCAATATGCGTTCTCTCAATGACATTCTGGGGGATTTGAATACCAGTATGGACGGGATGACTTCCGCTGAAAAGCAGAACATCATCTCGTCCATTTTCAATAAAACCGATCTGGCCGCTGTCAACTCGCTGCTTTCCAATACCGGAGACAGCTGGGACAGCCTCCAGCAGTCCATCACGGAAAGCGGCGGCGCGGCCCAGCAGATGGCGGATACACAGCTGGACAACCTGTCCGGCCAGATCACCATTCTAAAGTCCGCACTGGAGGGGCTTGCCATTTCCTTCGGTGAAATCCTCATGCCGAAAATCCGGGCGGCGGCAAAGAAAATCCAGGAATTTGTGGACAAGCTGAACGGCATGAACGATGAGCAGAAGGAAACCGTGGTGAAAATCGCTGCGGTAGTCGCCGCCATCGGCCCCATGCTCATTCTCTTCGGCAAAGTGACTTCCACAGTTGGCACAGCCATGAAAGGCTTTTCCGGTCTGACGAAAGGCATCGCCAAGCTGGGAGTAAAGATCGCCGGGAGCAGCGGTTCCATTACCGGGCTTGGTAGCGCCCTCGGTGCGGTTGCCGGGCCGGTGCTTGCCGTGGTGGCAGTGATCGGTACGCTGGCAGCCGCCTTTGCAACGCTCTGGAAAACCAACGATGAATTTCGTGAAAATATCATCGGCACATGGAATCAGATCAAAGAAACCGTCAGCGGCTTCTGTCAGGGCATCGTTGACCGGCTGAACAGCCTGGGCTTTGAATTTGAAAGCATTACCGAGGTGCTGTCCGCTGTATGGCAGGGGTTCTGCAATCTTCTCGCTCCGGTTTTTGAGGGTGTGTTCAACCACCTCGCCATTACGCTGTCCACGGTTCTGAATGTTATTCTTGGGATCGTGGATGTATTCATTTCCGTATTCCAGGGCGACTGGTCCGGTGCGTGGGAGGCCGTGAAGGGAATCTTCACCACTATGTGGGAAGGGCTGGTCAGCTGGTTTGAGAATATTCTTGGTACGCTCAAGGGCGTGGCGGATGTGGTGCTGGGGTGGTTTGGCATCAGCTGGGACGAGGTGTGGAACTCTGTATTCAACACCTTCACAAATATCTGGAACGGTATCATCACCTTCTTCTCGGATGCCTGGGAAACCATCAAAAACGTGGTCAGTGTGGGCATCCAGTTCATTGGCTCTCTGCTGGAGGCGGCATGGGATATCATCACGCTGCCGTTCCAGCTGATCTGGGAGAACTGTGGCGACACCATCACCAGCATCTGGGAAACCATCAAAACCACGGTGGGCAGTGCCATCAACGCCGTTTCCTCCACGCTGTCCACTGTGATGAACGCCATCCAGACAACTATCAGCACCATCTGGACAGCCATCAGCACAAAGATCAGCACGGTGGTAAACAGCATCAAAACGACCGTATCCACTGTGTTTAACGCAATCAAAACCACGGCCACTACCATCTGGAACGGCATCAAGACCTCCATCTCCACGGTGGTGGATGGGGTCAAAACCAAGGTGACCACGGTGTTCAATTCCGTGAAAAGCACCCTGTCCTCGGTGTTCAGCAGCATCAAGAGTACCGCCACCTCGGTGTGGAACGGGATCAAGAGTGCCATTACCGGGCCGATTGACCAGGCCAAGACGCATATCAGCAATGCGCTGAACAGCATCAAGAATTTCTTTGCCAACTGTAAGCTGTCCCTGCCGCATATCAAGCTGCCCCATTTCAGCATTTCCGGCAGCTTCTCTCTGAACCCGCCCAGTGTACCGCACCTTTCTGTGTCCTGGTACAAGGAGGGCGGCATCATGACTGACCCGACCCTGTTCGGCTTCAACGGCTCCAGTCTTATGGCTGGCGGTGAAGCGGGGCCGGAAGCCATTCTGCCTCTGAAGGGCTTTTACACCAAGCTGGAAGCCATGCTGGACAGCAAGCTGAATATGAGCGGCATGGAGAAATATCTGGCGGTCATTGCCCAGAACAGTGAGAAGGGCATCTATCTGGACGGCAGCACCCTGGTGGGCAAGCTGGCACCCGGCATGAACCGGCAGCTGGGTATTCTGGCCGCACAGGAGGTGTACCGATGAGTACCATGACAAACGGCGCGACCATTACGCTGATCGCTACCGGAAAAAGCTATCATACCCTCCGGGATTGGGGCCTTGCCATCGGGAACAACAACTGCATTGGCACCCCGGTCCAGGAGACGTTTTATCTGGATGTTCCCGGTGCGGACGGCTTTCTGGATTATTCCGAAGCCCTCACCAGGCGTCCCATTTTCAAGCATCGTCCCATTGAGATCACCCTGGGCGGCAAGATGGACAGACACCTCTGGAACTCCTTTATTTCCAGTATCCGTATCCTGCTGCACGGCAAGCGGGTGCGGATTGTCTTTGACGATTTCCCCGGCTACTACTGGGAAGGCCGCGCCGAGGTGACGGAGTTTGACCGGGTGCGTGAGATCGGCACCTTCAAGCTGTCCATCCCCCAGGCAGACCCCTACGGCTACAGTCTCAATGACAACAGCACCTCGGACTGGCTGTGGAATCCCTTTGATTTTGAAATGGGTGTCATTGACGATCCCATTCAAATCACCCTTACAGCGGACAGCCCCACTGCTTCCTGCACCATCCCGCACAGTGCCGTGCCGTTTGTGGTCAGCGTGGTGGTTTCTGAGATTGGCGAAACCGGGCTGAAGATGACGGTGGACGGAGACGATTATCTCCTGCAAAAGGGCGAGAACCGTTTGGCCGAGCTGCTGGTGGGCGACAGCGATCTGACGCTGAATTTCTCCGGGCGCGGCAGTCTGTGCGTTTACTTCCGAAGGAGGGTGATCTGATGTATAAAGTCAAGCTGGACGGCTATGTGCTGTATCACTCAGACCACCCCTCCGCCATGCTGACCGATCCCGTCCTGGAACTGGAGCCGGGGTATGCCGGAGTGTTTACGGCAACGGTCCCGCCAGACAACCCGCTCTATGACCGTATCTGCTGCCGGAAATCCATGGTTTCCGTATTCCGTAACAACAGGGAGATTTTTTACGGAGAGGTGCGGAAGGTTCCCAACATCGACCGCTACCGAAACAAGCAGATCTATTGCACCGGAGCACTGAGTTTTCTGGCGGACTCCATCCAGCCTCAGGCGGAGTACCACGATATTTCCCCGGCGGCGCTGCTGGGACGGATGCTGGAGATCCACAACAGCCAGGTGGAGCCGCGCAAGCAGATCAAGCTGGGCTATGTCTCCATTACTGACCCCAACAACAGCCTTTACCGCTACACCAACTACGAAAACACACTGGAAGCCATCCGTGAGAAGCTGGTGAGTCGGCTGGGCGGTTATCTGCGTCTGCGCCATGTGGATGACCAGTTGATTCTGGATTGGGTCAGCATTGAGCAGTACGGCAGCTACAGCACCCAGCCCATTGAGTTCGGACTGAACCTGCTGGATTACTCCGAAACCACCTCCGCAGAGGATGTGGTGACGGCGCTGATTCCTTTGGGTGCGACCCTGGAGGGCGAATCGGAGATTGAAGCCCTGGAAAAGCGGGTGGACATTACCTCTGTCAATGATGGAAAGAACTATGTGTTTTCGCAGGACGCGGTGGATCAGTTCGGCTGGGTCTGGGCCACCAACACCTGGGACGATGTGACCGTCCCGGCAAACCTCAAAGCCAAGGCTGAGGAGTGGCTCTCCAGCACCCAGTTTGAAACCATGTCCCTGACGCTGACGGCGGCTGACCTCTCGGAATTGGGTCATGACTATGATGCATTCGCAGAGGGCGACCGCATCCACTGCCTGGCCAAGCCCTATGGCATGGACATCGTCCTTCCGGTGATGAAGCTGACCATTCCGCTCCAGAACCCTGCTGGGCGAACACTGGAGCTCTCCAGTAAGCAGCAGAAAACCTATACCAGCCAGCAATCGGCTGTGCGCAATCAGCTGATGAATCAACAGAACGATGCCATCAACATTTCCAACCGGAATATCCAGATCAGCATTGACAACCTGACCGCCATGATGACCGGTGCCAAAGGCGGCTACAAGCTGACGGAGTATGACGAGGACGGGCGCTGGCTCCGGGACCTCTACATGGACACCCCGGACAAGACCACCGCCAAGCGGATCATGCAGATCAACAAGGATGGCATCGCCGCCAGCACCACCGGCTACGAAGGCCCCTACACGGTTGGCATCACGGTGGACGGTCAGATTCTCGGCAGCTGGATTGCAGCGAACTCCATCGACACCAATCAGCTGAGTATTGGTTTGAACGCCTGGATCAAAGGCACGGACGATGGTCTTTCGTCCAAGGTGGAGAAGGACGGCATCATCTCCGCCATCAACCAGAGTTCCGAGGAGGTGGCGATTCAGGCAAAGCGCATCAACCTCAACGGCTCGGTCACCGCCAACAACTACTTCAAGATCAAGACCGATGGCAGTATGGAAGCCATCGCGGGACGGATCGGCGGTTTCAACATCAACAGCGATTACATTTCGTTCGGTGATTGGACCCATGCCAGCAACTGGCTGAGTATGTGTACGCCCCACGGCGGCGCTGGTGATGTGTACCTCGGAAAGGGTGGTATCTCCACTGACTCGTTTGATGGGCAGTCCGGCAGTATCGTTCGTTCCATCAAGATGACCGAGGGAACCATTGGCTTTTACAAGGGTGCCTACGAATGCGGTTTTGTTGGAGTCAGTGATAGCAACGAGATTCGGATGAGCCTGATGGATAAAGAAAAGAACAACATTCTGAATGTCCACCATGAATGGCTGGAACTGCCCGTCTTTACGCAGGTCTCCGGTGACCTGTCCGTATTAGGGAGCAAGGCCCGATGCGTCAAGACAAGAGATTACGGCGAACGCAAGCTCTACGCCTATGAGACACCCACGCCATATTTCGGAGACATCGGTGAAGGGGTGATTGCGGAGGACGGCCTTTGCTATGTATCCATCGATCCGGTGTTCGCACAGTGTGTATCCCTGGATGGCTACCAGGTGTTCCTCCAGGCGTATGGTCAAGGCGAGTTACTCATGCAGAAACGATGCTCAGACCATTTCCTCGTTTCCGGCACTCCGGGGCTGTCCTTTGGCTGGGAAATCAAGGCGAAGCAGATGGATTATGACCAGCTGCGCATGACGGAAGAGAGAGGACAGGTTGACACCTCTACGACCAACTACGGAGCCGAAGCGGCTTCTTATCTGACATCCATTACAGAAGGGAGAATCACCACATGAAGAAAGTAACCTCTGTCACGTTCTGGAACGATGCCGTGGGCAAGCGTCTCAGCATCACCTATTCCGAAATTGACGATACCAGCGGTAAGATCATCCGGGACAACTACCGCATCGACCGGGTGCTGGCGGACAATACCGCCGTTGCCGCCTGTGACAGCATCGCCGATGTTGCCCAGGCTTTTATTGATTCTATCGAGTAAAAGAAGGGAGGAATGACCTGTGGCAGATCTACAGGAAGAACTGCAGCGTTTCCTGACAGCGCGCTTCGGTGTGGATGTCAAGGATGCCTTCGTATCCTGCATCCAGAAAATCCATAAGGAAAATCAGGAAGTCGCCGCACTGGAACAGCCCATGAAGGACGCAACCCAGCAGGTGCTGGACATCCGGGAGGAAATCACGGCAGTTTCACAAAATGCCTCCAAGACTGCCGAGGATGCCAAAACCATCGCCCGGGCGGCTGAAAGCAACGCAAGCCAGGCCCTGGCCACGGCGAAGAATGCCAGGGACGATGCCTTCAATGCCGCCGGGGATGCGGAACTGGCAATGGCAGCCGCCCAGCAGGTGGAGCAGAACTACACCACCATGGAACTGATGCTCTCCGGCAAGGTGGATGGAGCCTTTGTGGAGAATGGATACTTGTACCTGACTTCCAACAATGTGGTGGTCGCAGGCCCCCTCGGCCCCTTCTCCGGCACGGGCGGAGGTTCCGGTGGCTCCGGCGGCAACAATGCCATCCTGCAGGTCAGCAACACCAGCGGATGGCTGAGTAAATCCATCGCCTACGGGAAGGAATGCCCCATTCAGATCACCTGGTCCTCGCTGGAGGATGAGATGCCCACGGGCAACGGTGTCATGAAGGTCACGGTAAACGGGATCGTTAAGGCTATGCTGGACATCCCCCAGGGTGCGGTAACCGCTGATCTGGGGCCGTATCTCTCGGTGGGCAGCAATGCGGTGCGGATTCAGGTTTCGGACGCCTATGAGAACAGCCGCACTATTAACTTCAACATCAACGCCATTGAAGCGTCCATCAGTTCTACCTTTGACTCCGGTACTGCCTTTGACGGGCTGATTACATTCACCTATGTCCCGGTGGGCAGCATCAGCAAGACTGTCCACATCCTTCTGGACAACAAGGAAATCGCGTCTGTGAATACCACCAGCAGCGGCAGGCAGATGTCCTATACCATCCCGGCGCAGAGCCATGGCTTCCACACGCTGGAGGCCTATTTTGATGCCACCATCAACGGGCAGGTGATTGAATCCAACCATCTGTACTATGAACTCATCTGCATCGAAAGCCTGAACACCACCCCCATCATTGCTACCAACTTCCGGGACAGCGAGGTCGCCCAGTATACTTCACTGGCGATTCCGTTTACCGTCTATGATCCTACCAGTCTGACCGCAGAAGTGGAGCTTTCGGTGAACGGCAATGTGGTGTCCCGCCAGACGGCAGACCGCACCCAGCAGGTATGGTCTTATCGCGCCGACAATGCCGGTGAACTGGCCTTGGAGATTTCCTGCGGGAGCGTCTCCAGAACCATTGCCATTACTGTCACCGCCAGTGAAATGGAGATTGAAGCGGAAACGGAAAGCCTTTCTCTGTATCTGTCCAGTGCCGGTCGGAGCAACACCGAAGAGAATCCTGCTGTCTGGGAGTATGGCTCGGTTGCCGCCCACTTCTCCGGCTTCAACTTCGCCTCGGACGGATGGCAGCTGGATGAGGACAGTATTCCGGTTCTCCGTGTGTCCGGCGATGCCACGCTGACCATTCCGGTGCAGCCCTTCGGAAAGGACTTCCGTACCACAGGTAAGACCATTGAGATCGAGTTCGCCACCCGGGATGTTATGAATTATGACGCGGTGGTGCTGTCCTGTATGAGCGGCAATCGCGGCATCTCCATCACGCCTCAGCTGGCGACCCTGCGCTCGGAACAGAAGGAAATCACTACCCGGTACAAGGAAAATGAGCATCTGCGCCTGGCCTTTGTGGTGGAGAAGAAAGCTGCCAATCGCCTTGTCTACTGCTATATCAACGGAATCATGTCCGGTGTAGTGCAGTACCCGGCAGATGATGACTTTGCTCAGACTGTGCCGGTGGATATCACCATCGGCTCCCGGGATGCCACCATTGACCTGTACTGCATCCGCATCTATGACAACGACCTGACCCGGCACCAGATTCTGAACAACTGGATCGCCGACACCCAGGTGGTGGAAACCATGCTGGAGCGGTACAGCCGCAACCATGTATTTGACGCCTACTCTCAGATCGTGATTGCCCAGCTGCCCAAGGATCTGCCGTACCTGGTGCTGGACGGCACGGAACTGCCCCAGTACAAGGGCGATGTAAAGGTGATGGGCGGCTACTACACCGACCCTATCAATGCCAGCCGCTCGTTTACCTTCACCGGAGCAGAAGTGGATGTCCAGGGTACGTCCTCTCAGTATTACGCCCGCAAGAACTACAAGATCAAGTTCAAGGGAGGCTTTGTGGACCCCAGCGGCAACACGCAGGAGACCTATAAGCTGCGCCCGGACTCTGTGCCGACCAATACCTTCACCTTCAAGGCGGATGTGGCATCCTCTGAGGGTGCCAACAACGTGGAACTGGCCCGGCTCTATGAGGATACCTGTCCCTTCCAGACCGAACCTCAGAAGCAGG